CGAAAAATCGTACTTCTTCCTTATTTTGAAAATTGTCTTTATTCTTTTGTCTTTGATCTTGAGGTGTTAAGCCATAATAATCAACCACGGACCCTGGACCATATTCTTTAACAAGAGCCTCTTTTATAATTTGAACGTCTTTTTGCCAATGTGTCCATATAATAGCTTTTCCTTCAACTTCTTCTAATACATCCATAAGTTCATTTAATCTATTATTGTCTATTTCTTGTGTAGTGCCATCATCAGCTACAAAATGACCACAAGTGATTTGTTGTAGTCTCATAAGTTGAGTAAGAACATTTACGGTAGTTGTTTTTTTACCATTAAGAATGGCTAAAGCTTCTCTTTTCATTTGCTCATAAACTTCTTCCTGTTTTTTGGTTAAAGTTATAACTCTCTTCATATAAATTTTTTCGGGTAAATCTAAACAATCTTCTTTTAAAACTCTGTATGAAAATGGTTTTAAGGATTCAGATAATTCATCCAAATGCCTAAATTTAGACACAATCTGAACGGATCTTCCACTAAAATGAGCAGTTCTCATTTCAGCATATCTATTTCTAAAAGCATAATAAGAATGAAAATCTAATAAATAAGGATCTAAAAATTCACATTGCGAATATAAATCTAATGGATTTTTAGTTACAGGAGAACCCGTAAGAATTCTTCTATATTTAGACCCTTTTGAAAGCTTCAAAATATTTTTAGTTCTTTTAGCTTTTGGATTTTTAATGGTTGTAGATTCATCAACAACCATTAATGAATTATGCGAAAGTAAGAATTTAGAAGCAAAATTAACCCCTTTTGTTGTGCTTAAGGCTTCAACATTCATAATTAAAATTTGAAGTTCTTCACCTATTTTAAATAGATTTCCCA